GAAGAAAACAAATAATTAAACTCTCAATAGAGGAGATTTAGCCCACTTAACCGTGGGCTTTTTCTTGGCTCGAGTAAATATCGTTATGCAAGATAACGATGCAAATATTCCCACCGCCAAGCGTAAGCAACGCAAGACTGCCATTATGGAAGTTGAAGGTGTAGTGGTGGGCAGAGATAAAAAGGTAGTGCCACCTAAGGACGTTGAACGTCTAGCACAAATGGGTTGCAAGGACTCAGAGATCGCAGAATGGTTTGGCGTAGATGAGAATACCTTACGCTACAATTTTAGCGTAGAACTGCTAAAAGGCAAACTACAACTAAGTCAAAGCCTTAGACAAGCACAGATCAGATTGGCAATGAGTGGCAATGCTACAATGTTAATTTGGTTAGGAAAGAACATCCTAGGTCAGAGCGACAACCCAATTGACAGTGAAGCCAACACGCCATTGCCGTGGAGCGATGACGAATGACAGCGGCACAATCATTGATCTCTGTTGATCAAACTGTTTGGTTCCTTGTTGCCATCACAGTAATCAGCATACTGATTGAATTGTTTAGACCACACTGATGCCTTTAAGTAATCCACAACGTGAAATTATAGATGCACCACAGCGATTCAAAGTGGTCATTGCTGGCCGCCGTTTTGGTAAGACTCACTTGGCTATCAGAGAACTATGCAAGGCAGCACGACTGCCTGACAAGGAAGTTTGGGCCGTTTATCCTACATACAAACAGGCCAAGATGGTTGTGTTTAAGAAGTTGCGTAAGAAATTACAAGAACTGCGTTGGGTCAGTAAGATCAATGAAACTAATATGAGTTTCGAACTGAAGAATGGCTCAACAATTAGTCTTAAAGGTGCGGACAACTATGACAGTTTAAGGGGTGTGGGCTTAGACTTTCTAGTAATGGATGAGTTTGCGGACATTGATGAAGAAGCCTGGACTGAAACTCTTAGACCCACGCTAGCAGACAAGATGGGTTCTGCACTGTTTATTGGCACACCTAAAGGTATGAACTGGGCCAAAGACTTATATGACCTAGCACAAGAGTATCCTGATGAGTGGGCCAGTTTTCAATACACTACAGAGCAAGGCGGCAATGTTTCAATAACTGAAATAGAAGCAGCACGCCGCAGTCTAGATGCTCGCACATTCAACCAAGAGTTTCGTGCAACATTTGAAACATTCTCGGGCAGGATATTCTACGCATTTGATCGCAAGCATAACGTAAAAGCCTACACTGATCCACTGCCTAAAGAACTGCATCTGGGCGTTGATTTTAACATTGACCCAATGTCAGCAGTGTTAGGTGTAAAGACTGGCAACACCATGCACATCATTGATGAGTTTAAGATATTTGGATCTAACACTGAAGAACTGGTAGAAGAAGTAAAAACACGCTACCCAGGACACACCATCATAGCCTACCCTGACCCAGCAGGAGCACAGCGTAAGACTTCAGCGGGTGGTCGTACTGATCATACCATACTGAGAACAGCAGGTTTCACAGTGAAAGCACCACACGCACACAATGCAGTCCGCGACGGAATCAACGCTGTCAATGCCAAACTGTTAAGTTCTAGTGGGGTTACTACACTGTTCTTCGACCCCAAGTGTAAATATGCTATCGAGTGTCTCGAGAAACAGACTTATAAAGAAGGCACTAGCATACCGGATAAAGACAGTGGGTTTGATCACCTTAATGACTCACTGAGATACATGGTGGATTATTTGTTCCCCATTAGACAACCAACTACCACTCCGCCTGTAAGGCAGTGGGGACATAAAATAGGATAATAACATGGCTAATCAAACGCTACTAGACGACTACACAGCCCTTGCATCAACGCACTGGCTCTACATGAGAAACAGAGATCGCTGGCAGTTTCTATATGAATCATATGTTGGCGGAGAAGAATATCGTCGTTCAGGACACTTGACCAAGTATGTTCTAGAAACAGAAAACGAATACAACGCACGCCTTGACAACACACCCCTAGACAATCACGCACAGTCAGTTATTCAGACTTATGTAAGTTTCTTATTCCGTGAAACTGCGGAACGTGATTTGAACGATTGGGAATATTTGCCCGATGTTGAAAGTTTTTTACGTGATGCTGACATGGAAGGCAGAGACTTCGACAGTTTTATGAAGCAGGTCAGCATTTGGTCTAGCGTATTTGGACACGCTTGGGTTGTTATGGCCAAGCCTAACTTTGATCTAGTCACAGCAGCACAAGAGCAGGCTGCTGGTGTGCGCCCCTATGTGAATCTTATCACACCTTTAGTGGTAAGTGATTGGAAGTGGGAGCGTACTCCTAGCGGACGTTATGAGTTGGTTTATTTTAAGTATGTTGAAGAAGTCATTGACAAGCTGACAGTTATTAAAGAATGGACCCGTGAGTCAATCAAGACTTGGATAATGGATGATGTTAAGAAAGAAGCCTACTTAGAAACTGAAGAAGAGAATCAGTTGGGCAAGATCCCCGCAGTGTTGGTCTATAACCAGCGTGGTATCACCAAGGACATTGGCGTTAGTGATATCAATGACATCTCAGATCTACAGCGCCAAATCTATAACTTAACTTCTGAGAATGAACAGGCAATCCGCTTAGATGGACACCCTAGTCTAGTGGTTCCGCCTACAGCACAGTTAGGAAGTGGTGCTGGTGCTATCATTCAATTGCAAGAAGGCAGTGATCCTGGACTTAACCCCTACTACCTAGAAGCAGGTGGAACCAGCGTGGGCAACATTCATACCACCATAGACAAGTTGGTTGAAGCCATTGATCGCATTTCATTCACAGGCGGAGTTCGCAGTACTGTTAAGAAAGTGCAAAGCGGCATTGCTATGGAAGTGGAGTTCAACTTACTAAGTGCAAAACTAAGTGAGAAAGCAGACAACCTAGAACTTGCTGAAGAACAGATTTGGCAATTGTATGGGCAGTATCAGAATCGTGTATGGATGGGCGAAATCAAGTACCCGGACACATTCTCAATCCAGGATGATGACAGAGAATTTACACACCTACAGCAGGCCAAGGCAGCAGCCACTGACCCTGTTGTATTCCGCATCATTGATGAACACATAGTTGAAATGTTGGGCGAAGAAAAGGCTCGCTTGCCTTTCATCGATCCTAACCCACAGCCAGGCAGACTGTATCCTGATGGTGAAGAGATCAACGCTAACTTGCCAGCAGCATATCAACCAGCAGATAACCCAGATGTTCCTGCAGGACAAAACTGCGGTAACTGTGAATATTACAAGCCCGGTGAATTGTATTGCACCAAGTTTGACGCTCCAGTTCGTGCAGTGTTCTGGTGTGCCAAGTGGGAAGCAATGGAAGAGTACGAAAGTTAAACCTAAAGGAAAACAAAATGGAACAACAAGAACACAGCCCCCTACCAGTTCGTGGAATGCGTACTGCAAAGAACAAAAAGCGTCCTAAACCACCTAAACGATAACCATTTATTGCACATTCAATAAATAGAAACACTGATGACTTCATCCCGGAGTCATTAACCTACTTTAACTTATAAAGGCGATGCGACGATGTCAGACAATACATTGGCTAATGAAGATACTGGGTCTTCCGAAACAATCCAGGCACAGTCAGTAAAAACTTATACGCAAGAAGAAGTCGATAACATGATGGCCCGCACAAAAGGTGCAGTCCAGAAGAAGTACGAAAAGACACTTGCCGACCTAGGTGATATTGACGAACTGCGTCAATTACGAGCAACACATGAACAGCAACAGCTAGAGCTTCAAAAGAAGCGTGGCGACTTTGATAAAATCATTGCTGAACTGGCTGCTAAGAAAGATGCAGAAATAAGCAAGCGTGATGAGATTATTAAATCTTACACTGTAGATATGCCCTTGGTCAATACGGCAGCACAATTAGGTGCAGTAAATCCCAAGCAGGTGCAAGCGTTATTAAAGTCTAATCTTAGATTAGGTGAAACGGGTGAAGTTGAAGTGCTAGATGAAAAAGGCACAGTGAGATATTCAGACAAAGGACAGCCTTTCAAGGTAGAGGACCTAGTTAAAGAATTCTTAGACAGCAACCCGCACTTTAAATCAGCAGGCCCAGCCACTACACAGAGTAAGAGCAATGTTAATCAATCACGAGAGAAATTTGACATAACAAAATTAAACATGTCAAACCCAGCAGATCGTAAAATCTATCAAGAGTATAGAAAGTCTGCAGGGATAGCCTAACATTAACAGGAGATTATTATGGCTGGATCTACAAGCGTAACATTAAACGACCTATTACCTACCATTGTCCAAGAGGCAATGTTCGTAGCTAATGAGCGTTCTATCATGAGAGGATTGGTTAAGAACTATTCTCTAGCCCCTACACAAGGCAAAACAATTCAAGTACCAATTTACCCAGTGCAAACTGCGGCAAGTTTAACAGAAGGTGATGACTTCAGCAATACAGCAGTTTCTACTGATGTTGCTACTTTCAACGTTGGACAAGTTGGTTTGATGACTATGGTTACTGACCTAGCTGTCAATGCTTCAGCAAGCAACGTGGTTGCTGACCTAGGCCGTTTATTCGGTGAAGCAGTTGCTCGTAAAATTGACCAAGACTTAATGGCTCAATTTGCTAACTTCACAACTAACGTGATCGGTTCTAGTTCTACAACTATTACTGCTGCATTGGTTATGCAAGGTATCACTAAGTTGAAGGCTGCTGCTGTTCCTACAGACGGAATCGTAGCTGTTCTACACCCAAGCATTGCCTATGACCTAAAGGCTGCATTGACAACTCAAGGCGCTGTGGCTTTCACAGGTGGCGCTTATGGTGATGTTGCTAACGAAGCCCTACGTATGGGTTATGTTGGAAACTTATTTGGTGTTCAAGTGTTTGAAAGTGCTAACTGCCCGTTGATTACTAACGGCGCTGCTGGCGACTATCAAGGTGCTATTTTCCACCGCGACGCTCTAGGCTTTGGTCTAATGCGTGACATTCAGATCGAAACACAAAGACGTGCCCGTGCTATCGGTACTGATGTTGTTTGCTCTGCTATGTATGGCACAGGTGTTGTCTATGAAGGATACGGCGTAAGCGCAGTATTCGACAGCTCAATCTAATTAGGAGACTTCAATGGCTTTCATTAACCCAGGACAAACAGGTGTTATAGCATTCGCGGAATACTCGGATGTGACCAGCACTGACCAACGGCTATTTGAGGCCAATGAAGGAATCGCTGACCAAACTATAGTTGAGGATCTAACTATCAAGGCTACAAGTCGTATCCTACAGTTGATCCGCAACACTAGTTGGTGGAGGCGTTATTACTCGATTGAAGCTAGTGATGCTCAAAGACGGGCAACAAACACTCGAAGCACTCCGGATGTTCCGCTTCCTGACCCTGATTTAATTCTAGGTCGTCAAGCGGACTTCACAGACCTATGTGTGTATTTTACTCTGTATGAATATCTGTTGCCTAAGGTAGCAGACTTCTCAGCACAGGATAATGCAGAAGTAGTTAAGATAGGCGTGTATAGAACCAAGTTTGATGTCTTGTTCAGAGAGTTGATTGATGATGGAACATGGTATGATTTCAACAATGACGGAACAGTCACTGAACTTGAAAAACTACCAACTAGAACCAATTTAGTGAGAGTTAGATAAATGAGAACCCAACTGTTATCGGCAATTACCACAGCAGTCAGCACACTTACACAGTTTGCTGTCAGTCAAGAATTGCCTTGGGAGCAGAACGGAACTCCTCTGTATCGTAAGAACATGAAGAAGATCTATGTTGATCGTGAGCGTTTGGAACAAACAACTTTGATCCCTACACTTAATGGCAATGAAGTATTTCAGAATGATCTTATTGCAGAAGTTTATCTATCAGTAGATGCTAAGAACACACCAAGTCAGTTAGACAGTGTCATATCAAGAATTTTATCTGCAAAGACAACAATTAATGTAGTCAATTTCGGTAGCGAAAGC